CCACTTCATTTATGACGGCCGCATTCTGAAACTTGCAGTTTGCCAACCAAATCTTGACAATGCAGAAGTTCTTTTTGGGTGAAATGGTTATGCCATTCACCACGGGCAGCAGCGCCTTATTGGATGAAATGCTGTTGCCAACCAACACATATGTCAATTGGCGCCAACAATCTTGCACGTCCTTGTTGCTCACCTTATATGAGAAACAACCGCCATTCCGGTTTCTAACATCTTCCCATATGGGCGTAATGCCCTCCCTCATTAAAAACAACATGCAGTTCATGACCAATTTAGGCGGCAACATCTCGGTGACGCTCACCGTTTGTTCCACCGTGTTGAAATCATACAACTTGATGTAGCTTTTCAAAGACCAATCCGTATCATGCGGCAAATGACCCCACAGCGTCCATCCGCCCGAAAGCGCGTGATGAGTGCCATTTGGGGTGACAACTGCATTTGATGGTTGTTCGGTAGAGGTAGAGGAAGATGAAGATTCCTTCATGTTGTTCTCAATACACATAAATTAACGCTACCTTTTAAATTGATTTAATTTGTAATTGTTTTAATATCACCCGCTTCGCAAAATGAATAAGAATAAGTGAAGTATTGGTTTAAAACTGATATTATTTATATTAGGAATAAGCATATAATACCATTTGCACTCTCTCGGTCAACACCCACAACAACCACAAACAAACATGACAACCCCATTTGAATTGATGTATCGCAAAAACAAACACCCGCGATTGTTTGAATCATTGGAAAAGGCCAACACGGGGTTGCAGAATTTGCAAAACTACATTCCAATGTATCGTCGTTTTTTCTCATTGTCTGAATCCAACCACGGTGCCATCAATTTGAACCACGAACAACATGTAGCATTGGTTGCACCGGGTGCAAACAAACACGCGGTCGTTGTCACTCTTGAACGCGAAGACGAAACGAATTTGAAAGTGCCGGCATTCATAAAGTATTCACCATTGCTGGATCCCGTAAAATATTTGTCAGGCAAGTATGAAATTGATGCTGCCGATTTGCTTGCACTTCCTAAATACGAGAGCGTGGATGCAGACATCTCCAAATCCATCCATCAAAAAAAAATAAACGACATCAACAATTCATCATATGTTGATTCATTCTTCACGTATTTGACCAGCAGAGTGCTGCACACTCACAACTTCGTGCATGGACTTGATTTTTACGGGTCATTTTTGGCCAACCAACACGAGTTCACGGTCAATGTATATGATGAACTAGATTATTTCAGATCGTGTGACTTCTTTCTAAAAAATAAGAATGCACTATTTGCACTGGATGAAATCCCGTCCGATTTTTTTAATTCAGCATCAAATCAAGCAAACAAATCCAAATCCAATGTCAAACCCGCGGTGCGCATTGGCGAAGAAATGGATGCCGACGCAGAGCATTTGCATTTGGATTCGGAATCAGTTGCATTGCATGCATTTGATGACTTGTTCGTGCCGTCTGAGTCCCATGCATTTGACGCAAATGCACCCGTGTTGGAACTTGAACTTGCGGAATGCGTGATTGCAGAACCCGACAAAGAACCCGAATCAATTCAATCAACCCAACTGAACCAATCCGGAACATCCAACTCAAACTCAAGTGATTCATGTTCTTCGCGTTCATCCGATGATGATGAAGTGGATGACATTGATGCGATGGACGACGGCAACGACATGCCCCATAATGCAGATGACTCTTGCTCCGGCACGGATGACGACAAGAGCGGGGGCGAGAGCGGCGGCGATTCAGAATTCGTGGATGAAGTGCACAATGCTCACATTTTCAATTTTCCGGTAAACGCCATCATAATGGAAAAGTGTGACAACACGCTGGACAGCCTGATGTGCGGCAAGAACGAGATGACCGAACCCGAATGGGCCGCCACGCTGATGCAGGTCATCATGACTCTCATCACGTATCAGCACATGTTTGCATTCACGCACAACGACTTGCACACGAACAACATCATGTTCGTTAAAACGGACAAGAAGTTCCTGCACTATTTGCACAAGGGAACATATTACCGGGTTCCAACGCATGGCCGCATCATGAAAATCATTGATTTTGGACGGGCCATATATAAATACCGAGGACAGACGATGGTCAGCGACAGTTTTGACCGTCACGGGGACGCCGCCAGGCAGTACAATTGCGAGCCCTACATGAACCCACGAAAACCACGGCTGGACCCGAATCCCAGTTTTGACTTGTGCCGCCTGGCGTGCTCGCTGTTTGACTACTTTGTGGAGGACATTCGGGACGAGGCCGAATACGCCGCAGCGCTGAAAGAAAGCCGGATCGCCAGCATGGTCGTGGAGTGGCTGAAGGACGACAAAGGACGCAACGTGTTGTACAAGAAGAACGGCGATGAGAGATATCCCGAATTCAAACTTTACAAAATGATCGCGCGCACAGTGCACGGCGCCGTGCCGCACGAGCAGCTGCAAAAACCCATGTTTGCGCACTACGCCATTCCGCGCAAACAAATCAAGGGCAATCCGCACATCATGGACATTGATGCGCTTCCGTGCTATTGCGCATCTGCGCATTAATTTAATTTAGAAAAAATACAGTAAGTAACAAAACGTCAATATGCCAGATTTTGCATTAACATTTCATATTGTATGAATTTAAATGCATAATTGTGTCAATACAATTATGCACAACACCTAAACAATTATACCTGCACACTGTATAAACTACTCATTTGCAATGATAACGGTTCTGATCAACGGCGGCTTGGGAAACCAGCTGTTCCAGGTGTTTGCCGCGCTGGGTGCGGCCATTCGCAACGGCGACACGTGTTATTTTCTTTACACCACCAGAGATGCCAGCGGAAAACGAGAAACCTATTGGAACACATTGTTGCATTGTTTAAAACCAATGACGGTGATCGCGACCCAGGCCAATGTGCAGCGATTCAGGCATTTGCCGGCGCACCAAGAGTCCGGCTTCAAATACACCCCGCTGCCCGGCAAAACCGCCATGAATTCCACGCCGTTGAAGCTGATTGGCTACTTTCAAAGCGAAAGGTATTTTGCCGACGTGCGAGACCAAATTTATGATAAACTCCAGCTGCTGGAACAACAGCGAGTCATTCAGACCATGTTTGCAGAAAGTTCGTGGTTTTCATGCGGTTGCGTCACCGTTGCAATGCATTTTCGCATCGGGGATTATGCGCACATTCAGCAAGCGCACCCCATTTTGCCGCTGGAGTATTACCGCCAAGCGTTGAAGCACGTCATGGCCAATGCGTCGTCATCGGATTTTTATAGTCGCGATTCCACGATAAACAATCCAAAAAAAATCAACGTGCTGATTTTTAACCAGGCATGCGACAATGCGGTTATATTGGATCACATGCGCGAACTCAAGGCCGACCCCGCATTTGCTGCACAGTGCCGGTTTCACAAAGTGCCCGACATGTTTGAAGACTGGAAGCAGATGATCCTGATGAGCGTGTGCGACCACAACATCATTGCGAACAGCACGTTCAGCTGGTGGGGCGCATATTTGAACCAGAACCCGGGTAAAATCGTGTGCTACCCGAGCACATGGTTCGGACCGGCCTTGAAAAATCATGACACGCGTGACTTGTTTCCAACGGACTGGGTCAAAATTGGGTAATAAAACATTAAAACAAACATAAAGACAAATGTTGCATTGATGCAACACGGCAACACGCGCAATGCAGTCACCAAATAAAAATAACTCAACCGCAGGCATAAAAGGCATGTCATATGCGCTCTGTCAAATGCCTGGAGATACTGATGGAACTTATGCAGTTGTCCGAGTGTTAAATGTTCCCGATGATGTTCCCTGTGCAATTGAATCCATGAAATCCATGAATCCTCCGCGTCCTTTTCAGTCGGACACGCCGCTGCATTTGTGTGACCAATCCAAATTGGTGACGCAGCATCGGTTGGGAAATCACAGTCTGCCGCATCGCACCATTGACCCAAAAATGTATGACCAATCCGAAATTGACTGGTATGCCACAGGAATCCTTCCGTCCCCTCTTTACATGTGTTTCATTTATGCCCTCAAGTGCTACCTGTGCGGCGACATGCAGACTTCCAGCGACGATATATGCGGTGAGTTCACTGAAAATTTCAAAGAGGGGTATCGTTTCTGCACCGCATGTAACCCGTATGTTCGCCAGGCTCTTTACAAAACCCTGGCCCCCATTTGGCGATTCCGCCTTGAATATGAACGAGTGGACCGACGCAGTCCGGTCTGGGTGCATCGCACCCGCCGCGACGAACATGGCAATTCGGACCGCACGAATTCGGGGCGGCCGTTCAGATACACGCGCTGGTTCGTGAGTTCATGGATTACTCGCAAATCCATTAACAAGCATGATCCGAACGTGGAACCATTTGAGGAGGACCTCATTTGCGTAGAAGAATGGAATGCACTGGGCGATGCCATGAGCAAAACAGTCTCGGTGATGGACGTCTTCTTTGCAAACCGGGGCTCGCTAGAAGACCCAAATTACGACCCGAACGTGGACGACCCCCTGAATCAAATCCGACACATGACGCTGGATGAAAAACGGGAGATCATGCGGCGCGAATCGGTGCCGTTTGAATAAATCAAATCAGACATCAATCCAGGCAGGCAATCCATCACATGTCCTCATGCGGACAATTGTCAGGTCCGTCCATGCATATGAGTGACGTGTAGTGCACATTGTTGATGTTGAAGATGTACCACGTGTTGCGCCAATTGGGGCGACCGTTGCCAATGTACAATTGATCAAGTGAACTGCCGTTTCTGTTCACCACGTAGATGTTCATGTTATACAATTGGGCTGCTGCTGAAATCTCAAGTTCAGTTCCATATGTGTGTCGGTTTATCATTTCCCTTTCATAATTGTGCCGACGCAGTATTTTTCCATCATTTACCACAACGCCATGGTGAATTGCGTTTTCAAACGTCTGTCTCGTGGTTCGGTTTTGGGGTCGGTTTAAATTATGCATAATAAAATCCACAATTTCTAGCCGTATGTTGTGCGCCGTTTTGTTTTGGGTTATTAATGGATTTGCTCTGGTAAGAGTGTCATGCAAGCTGAGAAAAAGACAATCACCTGCACCGCCGTTGTCCTGAATGAAGAAATTTTTGCGGGCGGTTAAATCTAACAAATTTATAGTGGTTGTTAAAATGTTGTCTGCATAGGTTCTTTCATCATGTGTGGTTATTTGCGATGAGTTTAACATCGTCAAATCGTGAATTGCTCTTTCAATGTCATTATTGTGTTTCATCAATGCATCCATCATTTGGGATGTGTTGTTAAACCCCATGTCAGTTAATATTTTTAAGTTGTTTTGGACAGATGGTCTAATGGTGACATGGTGCCGTCTGCGACGGGTTTGGAATGGGATTTGATTTTGCCGCGGGCGAAAGCTCACACTTGGATGGCGAAAGCTCACACTTGGACGGCGAAAGCTCACACTTGGACGGCGGCGAAAGCTCACACTTGGACGGCGGCGCAAGCTCACACTTGGACGGCGCATGATTACATGGCTTTGTGGGCGCCTGATTACATGGCTTTGTGGGCGCCTGATTACAGGGATTGCTGGGATTGGTTGGATTGCCGGGATTGCCGGGATTGCCGGGATTGCTGGACGCTTGATTGCATTGATTGCTTGGCGCTGGATTGCTGGACGCTTGATTGCATTGATTGCTGGACGCTTGATTGCATTGATTGCTTGGCGCTGGATTGCTGGGATTGGTTGGATTGCTGGGATTGCATTGATTGCTTGGCGCTGGATTGCTGGGATTGCTTGGCGCTTGGTTACAGGGCTTTGTGGGCGATTGGTTACAGGGCTTTGTGGGCGCTTGGTTACAGGGCTTTGTGGGCGCTTGGTTACAGGGCTTTGTGGGCGCTTGGTTACAGGGATTGCTTGAATTGCCGGACGCTGAATTTCTTGGTGCGGTACCGGATCAACAATTTTGTGCGGACAATATCGTTGTTGTTTCAATCGGTTAATCAAATTGGGATACAATTTGCCCAATACTGAATCTTGCATGAATAATTTGCAAAACATTGCATGTGACAATTTTATGCCTTTGCGAACATCTGCCTGCGTGAATGTGTTAAACCGTGGATATGTTTTCATCAATTCGTCAATGAATTTTTTGTATCGCCCCCCTTTTGCACCTTTCTTTAATTCTTCAAATGGTTCATCCCACAACCCATCACCACCAATCAACCATGCAGTTGGATTGCCATTGCGGTCCTTTTCCAATTTCACATCTATTCCTTTGCTAAATTTTCCATTTTCGGGATTATCATCCGCTGTGACGAATGACTTAAACGAACCACCAGTCAATTGGGTTTTTCTTGTTTTTACATGCATTATAATATAAAATAATGAAACATTTTATATTTTATTTACACTCACATAAGTATGCGGCGAATGCCGTCTTCAAAATTGACGCGAATGGTCCAACCAAGCGACTTCAATTTTGAATTGCTGATGTAATAACGCTTGTCGTTGAATGGGCGGTCCTCCACGAATTTGATCCATGCCGCTTCATCGGCATCCCCTTTGATAAGGTGAATGAGCATGCGAGCAATTTCCAAGATGCTGTATTCCATGTCTTCATCGCACCCGATGTTGTAAATTTCGCCTACATTTCCACGTTTCAAAATGGTGATGAACGCATCGGCCACATCGTCCACGTGTAAGAATGCACGCATGCATGAACCGTCTCCCTGTATCGTGACCGGTTGATTTTCACGCAATTGTTGAATGAATCGCGGAATTACCTTTTCCGGATACTGACGCGGACCATACACATTGTTCCCGCGGGTGATGATTATCGGCATTTGGAAACTGTGATAATACGACTGCGCAATCAGCTCAGCCGCCGCTTTGGTGGCAGCGTACGGGTTGGTCGGACACAGGACGGACTGCTCCGTTTTTTTCACGTCGTGTGAATTCATGGTGGATTCCCCATAAACTTCGTCGGTGCTCACGTGAATGAATTTTTTAAGCTGCGGGCACAGCAGTCTCGCAGATTCCAGCAAATTGTGCGTTCCCAATACATTGTCCATCGTGTATTCCAACGCGTCTGTAAACGACGTTTGCACGTGCGACTGAGCAGCAAAATGCACAATGTGGGTCACATTGAACACGCCAAACATGCAGTCAATGTCATCCTTGTTTCGCAAATTGCACTTCACAAAAACGTAGCGCATGTCGCCGCGAATGTGCTCGGACACGTTGTTTACATTCGCGCAATAATACAGCGCATCCGCATTCACAATGCGGATGTTCTTGTATTGTTCCCACAACGCATTTATGAAATGCGATCCGATGAATCCCGCGCCACCGGTCACCAAAATCGTTGTTGTCTCGGCATCATCAACTTCGTCCAAAATCGTCGCATCAATCAAGGCAGGCTCAATTGCATTATCCACAGCATGTTCATCCTTGTTCGGATTTCGTTTGTAAGTTTTCATCAAGTCTTCCACTGCAACCCCGATCGGCCGCACGCTTGGAAACAGGCGCTGCAACTCGCTCGTGTCAAGCGAGTTGTTGGAACGCTTGGACGCTAACACCGCGTCTTGTTCCTGCAGCGAAAAATTGTGCCATTCAAATGCAGGGTCCACGTGCTTCTTGTACAGAGCGAGTATCTCGTTGTGGCTAATAACGCCCGGATTGGTGAAATTCAGCGTGCCAATGTATTTATTTTTCATTAATTCTAGCGCCATGGGCAGCAACTCGGGCAGAACCGACATGGAGTTTGGGATGGAACACACCTTTTCATATCGCGTTATTTTGGTTATGAAATTGCGCGGATGGTCTTCGCCCACAATCGGCATGCGAATACGCAAGTTCAGGACCGGGGAACTACGTGCCAAGCACCCCTCCTCCGACCCTTTCCCTTGTCCCCTTTGTCGTTGGCCTTGGTTGCGGCCTTGACCGTGTCGCCATGCCATGAACCGGTCGGTGAACCCTTTGACGATGGAATAACTGGACCCAAAAAAATTGGGCGCGTCCGTCTCCTTGAATGCTTTAATGCGGTCATTGTCATTGTTGAAGATGCACCCGGTCCCCAGATACGTGTAATGAATGTCCCGTTCCGCGCACAGCTGCGCAAGAATGATGGGTGCCATTAAATTGTCGCGCACATTATCCACCAGCTTTCCGGGTTGTTCCAAATAATCAATGGTTGTGAAATTCTCTCCATGGGTGCGTCCCAAGAATGAAACGACGTGAGTGGGCGCAAATTCATCCATTTCGCGTTCCAGTTCGGCAATGTGGTCAAAATCCACACGACTCGCCGCGACACGGTGTTCTATGTTTTGTTTTGACGCGATTTCGACAAACTGTTGGCCAATCCAACCGTTGCCTCCAAAAATTAACACACGCATGATTTGATTTTTAATATAAATATGGCGATTCATTTTAAATGCATATTTAGCATTATAAATATTATTATATGATATTATGTTATATTGACCCAGAGCTTAATGTATCAATGCAACCAAAAATGACACATAGTCGCACCAAACGTCGCCAACAACAACATGGTGGCATGCAACTTGGTCGTGCAATCAAACAAAGACTTCTTGCCAAAGATATATCTGAAGTTAACACCATTGCATTTTTGGTTTCTGTAGCAGATGTTAGGGTGGTATGGGACACAAGTACGTTTTCATTTATTTTTGAACTAACATTGCCATCAGGTTTAGAATTGTTAGACCCATTTGGGTTGCCATTGGCTGATTCAGCTGACACACTTGCTGCATATGCTGCTGACACGACCGAACTTGGAACCCCCGTGACAACGTTTTGTGCAAAAATATCATTTGTGCATGATGCAGCCACTCATTTATTAAAAGACTACCATGGAGAAATGAAAGAAACCACCACGACTGTCAACGCATACAAAGAAGCAGACACTCAAAGAGGGTTGTTTGAAAATCTCTCTTGCCAAGGAACCGAGGCTTCATTTGTGCCAGATGTGATTGCTCATGCCATTTTAACTGGAGACCAATTTCGGGGCATTTTTGGACCATCACTATCATCACGTGCTACATCAAAAAGTCCACATATTTTTGGCACTCCTAATGGAATTTATAAATGGATCGTTGAATGGATTGAGAGCAACGGAATAATGGTTGATGTTATTTTGATGGAAATGATGGATTTTGAACGCACTGCGCCGGATGTTCTCAGAACTAAACCGTTTCAAATGATTTATTCATTGAGAAGGAAACCAGAATACATCCCGGCTGCCCTTCGCATGGTGGCGGAGATTGCAGTAGTTAGGGGAAAAGGAATTATGCCACATGATTTTCATGACGGCAATGGAATGACAACACCAGACGGCATGCAACTTTACCTAATCGACTGGGGAGGACTTTTCAATCTGTCAATTCGGGCTGACATTGACAAAGTTTTAGAACATTTCGAAAACATGTGTGCAAAATCGAAAACCACAGAACTAGAGGAAATGCAAAGTGCAGTGGCAGCGACCAAGGCCATTAAAGCAAAAACCCATGAAGAAATAAGGCTTACAAGGTTTCCATGTCTGGAGGATTTATGTCGTTTTTTCCAAATTACATTTGTGGCCTCTGACCGTGATGAAACTATAGGCAATTTGAGAGCAAAATTTGTTGCAGATTTAGGAGCGCGCCGGGACTTCACGTGCAATGCGCCGGACGAACTAACCGTACATCACGCATTAATGATGGTGGCATTCGTTGACTTCATGGCAAATAGAATGAATTCTAATTACCCAAATTGTCAATGTGGAAATGTTATGTCAGTTGTGTATCCAGACCAAGTTGGAACATATACAAGCTCAACTGGGATTGATGTATCTGAATTTGATGATTTTAGAACGTTTTTGAAGAAATTTAAAGTTAATTCTTTACCTCTTCCTCCTCCTCTTCCTCCTCCTCCTCTTCCTCCTCGTCCTCCTTCAAACTTGCCAGTTGTTGTTAAATTCATAACAGAAATTGCAGGTCGGTGCTCTTCCGCCGCATGTCTGCAGGTGTCTGAATTGAGACCCAGTTGGATGCAAGCAGCGAGGCTAGAAGTAGCAGAAGCAATGAGACTTGCAGCAGAGAGACAGAGACTCGAAGAAGAGAGACTTGCAGCAGAGAGACAGAGACTCGAAGAAGAGAGACTTGCAGCAGAGAGACAGAGACTCGAAGAAGAGAG